TTCAGCCTCTGCTTCATCTGCCTCAGTAACTGTTACAACAGAAGAGATCCAAGATGCAGCAGCACCTCTTCTCAATCACGCATTCCACAATAACATAACAGCAACCTACGATGACGCTAATAATAGGATAGTTTTATCTGCATCAGCATCCTCTGCCTCAGTAACTGTTACAACAGAAGAAATACAAGATGCAGCAGCACCTTTGCTAAACCACAACTTTCACAACAACATAACAGCAACCTACGATGACGCTAATAATAGGATTATTCTTTCTGGGTCTGCTTCTTCAGGTTCAGTAAGTATGTCCACAGAGGATGTGCAAGACATTGTTGGTCCAATGTTTGCACATGCTAATCACACAAATGTGACAGCATCTTATAATGATGGAACAGGACAAGTTTTACTTTCAGTAGCAAATCCATCAGGTGGATCAAATCAAACAAACTTTTATGATGTAGTTAGGGATTATGGGGTAGTTGCTGGAGAAGCAAATTCTGCTATTAAAATTCAAAATGCTTTAAATGCAGCAAGAGATGCTGGCACAGGAATAGTTTATATTCCAGCAGGAACTTATAATGTTCAAAGCACTTTACAAATATTTTCTGGAACTACTTTATATTTAACACCTAAAACAGTTATATTTAGACAATTTGCAACTTCTCCTTTACTTGTTAATGGTGCTTTTGGTGCTAGTTATTCTGGATATAATGGTCAAGGCAATATTAGAATTATAGGTGGAATTTGGGAATCTAGAGGTTATGCTTATCCAATTCAACCAGCAATGGGAATTAGCATTGGTCACGGTACAGATATAATTATTCAAGATTTAGTTATTTCAAATATTGGTGGATATCACGGTATTGAAATTAATTCAAGTAAAAATGTTAGAATAAAAAATTGTAGATTTACTGGATATGTTAATACTGGAAATAGAGGATACTCAGAAGCGATTCAAATTGATTTAGCAAAAAATACACCAGAAAATCCAGGATCAGTTTTTGGTTGGTTTGGGGCCTATGATGAAACTACTTGTGAAGATGTAGTTGTAGAGTCGTGTTACTTTGGTCCATCTGGAACTGAGGGAACAACTTCTTGGCCAACAGGAATTGGATCACATAGTTATACAACTGATAGATATCATAAATATGTAAAACTTATAAATAATACTTTTGAGGGTATGACTGAATATGCTATTAGATCTTTTTGTACGTATGATAATTTATTGATTGATGGAAACATTATTAAAAGTTCTTATGGTGGAATTGCAGTTGGACTAGATGGAAACAAAAATCATTCTTCAACTGTATCTAATACAAGCATATTAGGATACGCACCACAAGTTTCTTATAATACTATCATAAGTAATAATATTATTGATAACTCAGGAACTTCTGGAGCCAGCGGTATATGGGTAATAAATGCTGAAAATGTAAACATAATTAACAATGTTATCAAAGGCATAACAAGACAAAGCGATTATATTGCAGATGGAATCCTTGGTGTTAAAATTATCAATGGAAACATATCTAATAACGTTTTACAAAATATTGCAAATGACGGTATAGATTTAAGAAAAAATTCAAGGAATGTAATGATATCTAACAATACTACTATGAATGTTTCCTTAACTACTAACAACACTTTTAGGCATATATATTTAAATGACGATGCTGACGATTGCTCTATTATATCTAATAGGGGATATAGAACAGCCGCTAACATTGCTGCTCACGGAATGGAATTTACAGGCACTACCAATAATCTTAGAATTTTTGGAAACCAGTACGGCACTTCCGCTACTACTCCAATACTTAATAACTCAGTTGGATCAAATACAACTGTGACTAACGCCTAACATGGTATACTAGATAATTATGGCATCAATATCCCTACCCGAAAAAGGACAGCCAATAGATGTTAATTACATCTATGAGATGGCTAGTCAAATAAACAGTCTAACAAATGCCCTTGCAGTTAGATCATCAAGTAGTTCTCAGGTAAACAAAGTTACAGAGACCACAGGAAACCTAAGATTTTTTGCAGCAACGCTACCAGTATCAGCAAAAACTGCATCATCTACTGAAGTTATTGATATGCCAGACTTTAATTATTCTAGTGCTGGATTTAAGACCCCGCCAGTTGTAGTAGCAACAGTAGTTAATAACGGTGGAGTTAGTGGTGTTGACGCTGGAAACAGTGCAACAGTAATTCTTGACTCAGTTGGAACATCACAATCTACAGGTGTAATAAGATTTGGTTTATCTGGTGGTCTTAATATTAGCATTAACGTAATCGCACTAGGTATTCCTACCTAATTTGTGATATAATCTTATAACATTTAAATTAAGGAAAAGTATGATAAAGTGCTTAAAGTGCAACAAGGGAAGAATGTTTGTTGACAGAGTATTTTTATCACATAATCATTTAGAACTATATTGTTTGGCTTGTGGAAAAAGAGAGATGTATCAAAACCCAGAAAGACATGGTAAAAGAGCAGCATGGATAATGAATTCAGAAAAGATAAGAGCGAAGAGATTAGGCAGCACGATCTAAAAAAGATAAAACCAAGTAAGGCTATATTTTTTTTAGACAAAAATCTTGTAAGACTATTACATTATAATAGAGCAAACGATATATGTGAACTTTATAATTTTAATCTAGATAAAGAACAAACCATGTTGTATAGTGATTTTAAAAAGCATAGAAGAAGAGCCTTTAATGTGGGCAGTACTTTAAAAATATTTAGAAGATCAAGAATGCAAATGGAAAGATGGATTGATTTAGGACTAATATCTCCACCAATTGGAACTACTCCAGGTGGTCAAAGAAAATTTCAACAAATGTCTTATTTTTCAGAAGATGACCTCTTTACAATTCGTGCAGTTCTTGCTACAATACATAAAGGAAGACCTAGAAAAGATGGAAGAATTACTCCTCGTAAAGATCTTGTTACAGAGAAGGAGTTGCGTTCTTTGATAGGAGATAGTATAATGTTATATACAAAGACAGAGGATGGGCGGTTCATTCCTGTATGGCAAGAAGAAACGTGGTAGTCAATGATTGACAAAACAACAGTAAATGTAACATTGGGTTACACATTAAATTTAGGAAACTTTCAAAGCCTCAGAGTTGATTTAGGTTGTACAGACTTTGTTCGTGATGGAGAGAATCACGAAGATGCTATGGAACGTGTCTATAAGTTTGTAGAAACAAAAGTGGTAGAAAAAATTGAGGATGCGAAGAAAGAACTAGGGTAGTGGCTGATCGTAAGAGTAGATACGCACTAATAACTAGATTTAAAAAACTTGCATCTGAAAAAGATATAAAGTTAAACATAAATATACATGTAGAGCAGTGGGCATCTCAATCACTCATTGACTCTTACGGCTTAGATGTTTGTTACGATATGATTGATTATTATTTTGAAGTTTCAGAAACTCCAGATTGGAAATGGTTTACAAATCATGCAGACAAGGTATTTAAGAATTTGACTATAAGAACAGAAGATGCTAGAATTAGATCGGTGCTTCGCAATCAGGCGAAGAAATGGTTGGAGAATTAATGTCAGCAGAGTTAGAAGGCAAGGTACTATCTGCTGTACTAAAAGATAAACAGATACACGTATTGCTTCAAGCAAATCCAGATTCTTTATTTAAAACTCATAAAGATGTTTGGGATTTTATTAGAAATTATCAAGAACAAAATAGTTCCGTACCACCAATTGATTTAGTTGTAGAAAAGTTTAGAGACTTTGATCCTGTAGGAGAAATTGGTGGCACTAAGCATCATCTTGAAGAATTGAGAACTGAGCATTTGCAAAGTAGTTTAAGTAATGTATTAATGGACACTGCTAGTAAATTAAAAAATAATCAACCAAACGAAGCCCTTAATAGTATTATTACTAAGACTTCTGAATTAAAAAGAATTACAGCAGACATTAGAGATGTTGACGCAGTTGACATTGAAGATGCTCTTGCTTACTACAAACATGTAAAGGAAATGAATGAAAAAGGTCTTGCAGGTATTAAAACAGGTCTTGCGGGTTTTGATAACTATCTTCCAGCGGGTATTGCTCCTGGTCAGTTTGGTATCCTTCTTGCTTATCCTGCTATTGGTAAGTCTTGGCTTGCACTTTTTATGGCTGTTCAAGCATGGAAGAACGGAAGAAAACCATTAGTCCTATCTCTTGAAATGACAGAGACAGAAGTTCGTAATCGTGTATATACAATTATGGGACAAGGAATGTTTTCACATAGAAAGTTAAGTGCTGGAGTGGTAGATCCAGAATCTTTTAAACTATGGGGAGATCAACATTTAAAGAATATGCCACCATTTCATATTGTATCTAACGATGGATTGGGAGAAGTTAGCCCATCAGTTTTAAGGGGTAAAGTAGATCAATATTCTCCAGATATAGTATTCGTTGATTATATTCAATTAATGCAATCAAACAACTATACAGATAATGAAGTAGTAAAGATTAAAAATATTTCTAGAGAATTAAAGATTCTTGCAATATCTGAGCAGGTTCCTATTGTTGCTATTGCATCTGCAACCCCAGACGATGCTACTGACATGTACAGCGTTCCATCTTTAGGTCAAGTTGCTTGGTCTAGACAGTTAGCCTATGATGCTGATTGGGTATTAGCATTAGGTAGAGCAGCGGGAAGCAGTATTCTAGAATGTATCTTTAGAAAGAATAGACACGGTTTTTCTGGAGAATTTATGATTGACATTGACTTTGACTCTGGAAGATTCATGTATAAGGATAATGAGGGGGCATCTTAAATACCATTGATATAATTTAGGTATGTCATACAATCATCGTAAGATTACTAAATTTGGTTTAGAGGGTGAGATCTTTGATGATGCAAAAATTCCTAAGATAAAAGATCAATACATTAACATGGTCTGCAACGGTATGAGAAACAAAGGATATGTTCCAAGATATGACATTGACCCAGACTTCACAATCAGTTATAATGGAAAGACATTTGAATTTAAACTATCAGTTTATGGAGTATACGTTGGAAAGAAGAAAGCAAAATGCGTAAAGGGAATAGACAAGAACCAAGTTATAACATCAACTACTACTCAGAATCTCAAATCAGAAGAAGTCTTCTAGCATCTGGAATAGATATAGTATCAGAAGTAGATATAGACTTTATTATATTTTGTCCATTTCATAGTAACAATAGAACGCCAGCAGCAGAAGTTCATAAAACTAATGGAATGTTTTATTGCTTTGCTTGTCAGGAAACAAAAAATTTAGAAGAAGTTATAATGGAAGCATCTGGCAGATCATTCTTTGAGGCTGCTAGACTTATTGATTCAAAATCAGATAGTAAAAATATTTTAGAGAATGTTACAGAGATGCTTGAAAAGAAAGTAGATTTTGAAGAGTATGATTCTGAGATGATAGATAAATTAAATAGTAATGCTTTGAGTATGCAAAGAGCAGCAGATTATTATAAGTCAAGAAAGATAACTAAAGAAAGTGTTATTAAGTATAAACTAGGATATTCGGATAAACAAGATATGGTTACTATACCTGTTTATTCCCCAGATGGCTTGTGTCTTGGGTTTGTTGGAAGATCGGTAGAGGGTAAGGTGTTTAAGAATACTCCTGGTTTACAAAAAAGTAAAACTTTATTTAATTTACAAAGAGCAAAAAGACATGACAAGGTATTTGTTGTGGAGTCATCATTTGATGCAATAAGACTAGAACAAGTCGGAGTCCACGCAGTTGCTACTTTGGGTGCAACAATATCAAAAGAACAAAGAAAACTTCTAAAACAATACTTTAATCAAGTTATAGTTTTAGGAGATAATGATGAGGCTGGAAAAAATATGTCTAAAAAAATGATAGATTTTTTTGGATCAGGATGTGTAGCACCTGAACTTCCAGAGGGTGTAAAAGATGTTTCAGATCTGTCAGATGAAGACTTAAAGTCTTTCGTAGATAAGTTTGACAACCTACTATACTCTATGCTAAACTAGGATAACTGCTCATATACAGAGCAAAACATTAAGGAGAAAAAGTATGTCAATTATAAAAGGACTAAAAAATATTGAGGCTGCACTTGATAAGCCAAAATATGATTCAAACAGCCCAAAGATAAAGTGGCTAAAACTAGACGATGGTCAAAGTGTTCAAATTCGATTCGTAAGTGAATTAGATGCAGACTCTCCACACTATGATGAAAAGCGTGGACTTGCTATCGTTGTAAAAGAACACACAAATCCAAAAGACTACAAGCGTAAGGCTGTAGATACTATGGATACAGAAGGAAAAGACTGGGCAGAAGAAATGCACCGTAAAGATCCTAAAGCAGGATGGTCAGCACGTCTTCGTTTTTATACAAATGTTTTAGTAGATGATGGAATCAATGAACCATACATTGCAGTATGGAGCATGGGTGTTTCAAAGTCTGCAACATTTAATACAATCAGAGAATACGCTTCTGAATCATCAAGCCTATCAAATATGTCTTGGAAATTAAAAAGAAATGGAAAAGGTACAGAAACAACCTATACTTTGATTCCATTAAAACAAGATGCTGAACCATTTGATTGGTCCAAATTCGAATTTCCAAATATTGAGAATGCTTTGAAAAAAGTTCCGTACGCAGAACAAGAAGCATTTTACTTGGGATTTGATAATCCCGCTACCTCAACATCCGTTGACTGGTAAATAACTGAAAGGCTATGGTTTGAATTACGTACCTCTGCACGTCCACACACACTATTCATTAATGGATGGCGTGGCAACACCTGAAGAGTATTGCAAACGTGCTAAAGTAAACGAAATGCAAGCCATAGCCATCACAGATCATGGTGCACTATCTGGGCATCGTCCAATGTATCGTGCAGCAAAAGCCGAGGGTATAAAGCCAATTCTTGGTATAGAAGGCTATATGACCCATGATAGATTTGATAAAAGAGATAAAGCAGAAAGAGGAAATAATCCTCTAGACTTAACTTATAACCACATTGTTATCCTTGCAAAGAATCAACAAGGAATAGAAAACTTAAATAGATTAAATGAAATAGGTTGGACAGAAGGGTTTTATAAAAAACCTAGAATTGATTTTGAAGTATTAGAAAAATATAAAGATGGGCTGATTGTTTTATCAGCATGTATGTCTGGTTTTATTGCAAAAGCATTAGAGAATAAAGAATATGCAGAAGCCAAAAGACTTTTAAAGTGGTTTAAAGATGTGTTTAAAGATGATTTTTATGTAGAGGTTATGCCACATAATCCCAAAGAATTAAATAATGAACTATTAGATATAGCAGATAGTATGGAGATTAAGTCAGTAGTAACTCCAGATTGTCATCATGCTACTAAGGATCAAAAAATTATTCAAGAAATTATGTTGCTTTTAAATACTCACGCTAAGTTGCAAAAAGATGTTAAGTTTGATAAGTCTCAAAAAATTGATAATGTTATGAAAAGGCTTGACTATTTATATGGTGAAGATAGGATGATGTCTTTTAGAACTTTTGATATTCATCTTCTTTCTTATGAAGAGATGAAGCAGGCTATGAATATGCAGGGTATAGATAGAGATGATATCTATAATAATACTATTGAGATTGCTAATAAGATAGAAGAGTATGATATTAAATCAGGATTAGATTTACTACCCACCAAAGTAGATAACCCTGGAAAGACTTTAAGAGACTTAGTAACAAAAGGACTTGTTGATAAAGGCCTTGCTCATAAAGAAGAATACTTAGAAAGAGCAACAGAAGAACTAGATATTATTGAAAGCAAAAACTTTGCACCATACTTTTTAATTGTAAGCAATATGCTTAACTGGGCTAAAGCACAGGGTATCCTTGTTGGTCCAGGTCGTGGATCTGCTGCAGGATCTTTAGTCTGCTACGCTCTTGGTATTACAGAAATTGATCCAATAGAATATGATCTATTGTTTTTTAGATTTGTTAACCCAGAACGTAATGATTTTCCAGATATTGATTCAGACATTGCAGATTCAAGACGTGATGAACTTAAAGGGTATCTAGAAAAAGAATATACAAACGTTGCTTCAATTGCAACATTCTTAATGTTCAAAGGAAAAGGCATTGTAAGAGATGTATCTAGAGCATTTGATATACCTTTAGCAGATGTAAACAAAGTATTAAAAACTGTAGATGATTGGGATGACTTTACAAAATCTTCAACAGCACAATGGTTTAGATTAAAGTATCCAGAAGTTGTTATTTATGGAGAACAGTTACGTGGTCGTATTAGAGGAACAGGCATTCACGCTGCAGGAGTTGTTACAGCAAAGGAACCTATTTTTAAATATGCACCAATGGAAACTAGAACTTCTCCAGGAACTAAGGATCGTATACCTGTGGTTGCTGTAGATATGGAAGAAGCAGCAGACATTGGACTTATTAAACTTGACGTGCTTGGTTTAAAAACTTTAACAGTTGTTGACGACACACTAAAAGCAATTAAAGAACGTCACAAGATTACAATTAAACTAAATGAAATTAAACTAGATGATAAACATGTTTACGAAATGCTATCAGAAGGAAAGACTAAGGGAGTGTTTCAGTGTGAAGCAACACCTTATACAAATCTTTTGGTTAAGATGAACGTATCTAACTTAGATGAGTTGGCTGCTTCTAATGCTTTGGTTAGACCAGGAGCAATGAACACAATTGGTAAAGATTATTTACTTAGAAAACATGGAAAACAAATTACAGAATATAGTCATCCTATTATGCAAGAATTTACAAAAGATACTTACGGATGTGTTTTATACCAGGAACAAGTTATGCAGGCTTGTGTGCACCTTGGTGGCATGACAATGGCTGATGCTGATAAAGTACGTAAAATTATTGGTAAGAAAAAAGATGCAAAAGAGTTTGATGAGTTTAAAGATAGATTTGTTGTTGGTGCATCAAAACATATTACTCCTTTTAAAGCAGAAGAATTATGGCATGACTTTGAAGCACATGCAGGATACTCATTTAATAAGTCTCATGCTGTTGCGTATTCAACACTATCTTATTGGACAGCGTGGTTAAAATATTACTATCCAACTGAATTCATGTATTCACTTTTAAAGAATGAACAAGACAAAGATGCTAGAACCGAATATCTTATTGAAGCAAAACGTATGGATATTTCAGTAAAACTTCCTCATGTCAATGAATCTAATAGTGATTTTAAGATCGAGGGTAAAGGAATTAGAATTGGGTTATCTGCAATTAAGTGGATATCTGATGGAGTATCTCAAAAGATTATTGCTCAAAGACCTTACAAAACAAAAGAAGAGTTTGTTGCTATTGCATCTAAAAAGGGTAGCGGTATAAACTCTAGAGCAGTGCAAGCATTAGACGCCTTGGGAGCATTAACATTTGATGACAATCCTAGAGATGATGTAAAGGTAAAAGAAAACCTATATGAATATTTAAACTTGCCAGAATTTAAAACAACAGTTCCTCCTCATTTCTATGCCTACTTAAGTGGTGTAGAAGACTTTGATGAAGAAGGTGTCTTTATTTTAATGGGGGTAATTAAAAAGATTAAGCGTGGTAAAGGTTGGTCAAGAGTAGAACTAATGGATAATACAGGACTAATAGGTATATTTGATGATGAAGAAACAAAGATAGAACCAGGAAGAACTTATATTCTTGCTGTTGCATCAAATAGAATTATGGAAGCAGTTCCTGTAGATGAGGTTAAACAAAAGTTTAACAATCCATTGATTAAGTTTTTAAATTATAAGTCTTTGCCATATAGCAATGATGAGAAGTATGTGCTATCATTTAAGCCTAGAGTAACAAAAACAGGAAAGAAAATGGCTAACATGATAGTCGCAGATGCTTCAAGAGATATGGAATCTATTGTTATATTTCCAACAATGTTTTCTCAAGCATATATGAAATGTGAACCAGGTAAAGCAAATAAAATGATTTTCGATCTAACAAGAGACGGAACTAAAACACTGAAAGAGGTAGGTCAATGATACTAATAGATGAACTATTATCACAACTAGATCCTAGTTTAAGAAAAAGATTAAGTATAGGAACAGATGTAGAAGTTAAAAAACAAAAAACACCAAGTATTGGTTTAACAAAAGCACTAAGAGGTGGCTTTGCATATGGTAGACAAGTTTTAATTTGGGGAAACAAGTCAGCAGGTAAATCATCTTTTTGTTTACAAATGATTTCAGAAGCACAAAAAGATGGAAAGTTGTGTGCGTGGATTGATGCTGAACAATCATTTGATCCAGAGTGGGCTAGAAAGTTAGGGGTAGATACAGATAAATTAATCTACTCAGAAGCAAGAACAGTTAATGATATGGTAGATGTTGCTACCCAATTGATGAAGGCAAAGGTAGATGTTTTAATTGTAGATTCAATATCTGCATTACTGCCTGCTATCTATTTTGAAAAAGATTCTACAGAATTAAAGCAATTAGAAAATACAAAACAAATTGGTGCAGAAGCAAGAGACATGACTAACGCTGTTAAAATGCTTAACTATGCAAACAACCAAGATAATCAAACCTTGTTAATTTTAATTTCTCAACAAAGAAATAATATTGGTGCAATGTATGCAAGTCATCAACCAACTGGTGGGCATGCTGTTAAGTTTTTCTCTAGCACAATTGTAAAATTGTGGTCAAGTGAATCAGAGAACCAAGCCATTAAAGGAAAGATTACAGTCGGAGATAAGATTATAGAATCTAAAATTGGTAGAACAGTGAACTGGAATATTGATTTTAATAAAACTGGACCAGCATTTATTGGTGGATCTTATGATTTCTACTTTGACGCAGATACAGTTGGTGTAGATAAGGTTGCTGATCTTGTAGACACAGCAGAGTATTACGGAGTAATTGAAAAAGGCGGGGCTTGGTACACAGTACTTGGAGAAAGATTTCAGGGTAGAGCAAAAGTTGTTGACTACTTAAAAGAAAATCCAAGCAAGGTTAAAGAGTTAGAGGCAATGCTTGAACAATAATTATAGTTTATATAATGGTAGTTTTGTATGCCATACATGTAAAGCAATAGTTACTACAGCAAGACTATATACAGCAACAGGGGAGTTGACTTGGATGTGCACAGAAAAGCATTTATCTAAAGTTGTATTTCCTTCAAAGGGGTACTAATGTCTGAGCGTTCAGAATTAAAACGTATTGGTGCCAAGCAACATAAAAATTCTGGTAGAGGTATGGTAAAAGCAGATGGTAGTAATGAAGATTTTGTTATAGACGTTAAAGAGTATTCTAAATCATTTTCTATTAATCAAGATGTTTGGTCAAAAATTGTTATGGATACTATGAGTGTAGATAGATCAAAAGATCCAGCATTAATGGTTGTGCTTGGCGAGGGAACAAAAAAGGTAAGACTTGCTATAATAGAGTGGGAAGTATTTGAACAACTAAGAGAGAAGAAGTAATGGAAACTACAGTAGAGTTATTAAATAAGGTTACAGAGTTTAATGATATATCAGAGTACATGAACGATGAAGAATTAACAAAGGCTTTAGTTATTGTTGCTAAGTTAATCTCTAACCCAGATTTACCACCAGCAAAGGCTACATTGTTAATTACACAACTACAGGCTTATGCTGCCAAGTTTGCTATGCTGGCTGCTTGGTATTCTCACGTAAAGAAAGATGATAGAGCAAAAAAGAATATGTACTATGCAATGAGAGAAGCAACCGACAAATTAGTCGATGCCCTTAAATATAATGTTAGGACATTCTAATGGCTAAATCATTAGTTAGTAAAATTGTTAAAAAGAAAGAAAGTCAAGTAGATCTTTCTAAAATTGCTGACCACATACACGAAGGTCAGTTTAAAGTAAATACTAGATCTGGATTTACTCAAAAGAAAACATTTAGTCCTTCCACTATTGTTTTTGGACAAGGTCACTGTGCAAGATACTGGTACCTAGCATTTGAGGGTAATGAATGGGAAGAAAAGAACACTGGTATTAATTATGCAAATATGAATGCAGGAACTAGTGGACATGAAAGAATTCAAAAGGCTTTAGAGGCTCAAGGAATATTAGAGTGGAGCGAAAAACAAATTGTTAATAGTGATCCTCCAATATTTGGGTATGCAGATGCTATGGTTAGTTTAGATGATCAATTAGTTTTACTTGAAATCAAAACCACTAAAGATGAAGCGTTCCAATATCATAAAAACAATGGACATGCAAGTTCTTATCATATAGAACAACTTTTAATTTATATGAAAATACTAAAGCAAAAGGTTGGGGCTATTGTTTATGAATCAAAAAATACTCATGAGATATGTGTCGTTCCAGTAGTTGCTAACGAAAAGCACGTAGAGTTTATTGATTATCTATTTGATTGGATGCAAAAAACATACAAGGCTTTTCAAGATAAACAACTTCCAGAACGAGCATATCGTGTAGGTTCTAAGGTTTGTGGATCTTGCCCACTAGAAAAGGTATGTGACTCTAGGGAGACAGGTGTAATAAAAATTGAGAGAAGAAAAGAAATTGAGCAATAAGATATGTCAATGGTGTGATGATTCATTTGATACAGTTAGTAAAAATCAAATCTACTGTTCACCAGCATGTCGTGCTGAATCAACTAAGAAAAAAATTGTTGAAAGATATCAGATTTCAAAGTTTAAAGCAAGAGTTGGAAAAGAAAGAAGATGTGCTGGAGGTTGTAATACTTTGATTAGTGTTTATAACGATGCTGGCTTTTGCAATTCTTGTTTAGTAAATGATAAAAAAGTAGATAAGTTTATTAAAGAGTTAAAGGATTATTTTGATTATGAAGAAAAATAAATTATTATATATAGGTCAGCCTAAGAACATTCTTGCTATAGATGCTTCAACTAACTCTATGGCTTTTTCAGTATATGTTGATGGAGTTTTAAAAAAGTATGGAAAGATTAATTTTCACGGTAGACATGTTTATGAAAAAACAGGAGATGCTTGTAGAAAACTAATTCCATTCTTAAAAGATTTTGATATAGATGCGGTAGTAATTGAATCTGCAATTTATACAAACTCACAAAAAACTGCTATTAATCTTGCTATAGTTCAAGGTGCAATCATAGGATCTTCTCAGATGTCTGGAAATAGAACTGTAGTATCTTGTTCACCAGTTGCTTGGCAAAATTGGATCGGCAATAAAAAATTAACTAAGCAAGAAAAGGAAGAGATTAAAGGAGCAAATCCAGGTCATTCATTTTCTTGGTATAAGCAAAAGGAAAGAGAAAAAAGAAAACAAAGAACTATAAGAATAGTTAATATTGAATACGGCACAAACATAGATGATGACGATGTGGCAGATGCAGTTGCTATAGGTTGGTACTCAGTTAAAAACTGGAACAAGTTAGTTGATGAGCCTCACAACGTTGACAAAAAGCAAGGGTAATGATAAAATGAAGTTATATACAAGTGAAGCATGGTTAAAGAAAAGGTATCAAGTTGATAAGAAAAGTCCAGAACAAATTGCCAAAGAGTGTGGAACATCTGTTGAAACTATATACGTATATCTTGCCAAGTTTGGCCTTAGAAAGTCGAAAAGGTAAAAATGGCAGACTATAAGTATCCAGATTTTGAAAAACAACTTGAAGATAGAATGAAGTTTATTCGTGATATCTCAACCCAAGCACCTGCGGGTAGAAAGATATTAGATGAATGTCTTGATATAGCAGAACTACTTATTAAAAAGAATCAATCATATGGTAGTTCATATAGTCATCCTATCAATATATTTAGTAAATCAAATCCAAAAGAACAACTATATATTCGTATTGATGATAAACTTAATAGAATACATAAAGGTAAAGAGTATGCTTCTGAAGATACAATTTTAGATCTTATTGGATACCTTGTATTATTAAGGACATTAAATGACAGAGAATGATTTAGTTAAACACCTTGACCTTGTCAACAGTGTTGCTACCGAATATTTAAAAGGTTTAGACGCTTCGCAAATCTCTAAGCAATTAGATATACCTAGAGCAAAGGTTATGACACTTCTTAACGATTGGCGAGCGATGGCTGCCAACAACCAAGCAATTCATGCTCGTGCAAAAGAAGCCCTTGCTGGAGCAGACCAACACTTTTCTTCATTAATAAAAAAATCTTATGAAGTTATTGATGTTGCAGATCAAAATGCAAACCTTGGTGCAAAAACTCAGGCTATCAAACTGATAGCAGATATTGAAAGTAAAAGACTTGAGATGCTACAAAAAGCAGGGTTGCTAGATAATAAAGAAATAGCAGAACAAATTATTGAAATGGAAAGAAAACAAGGAGTTTTAATTGGTATCTTAAAAGAGGTTGCTTCTAACCATCCAGAAATTAGACAAGAGATTATGGAAAAGTTGTCTGAGATTCAAACGGAGGTCGTTGTAATTGACTCTAGACCTGAGTGATTTTTTAGAAGCATTAGATGAAAATCAATTTGAAGAAAAGCCAGTAGATGTAAGAACTTTTGTTAAAAGCAAAGATTATCTTAATATGCCAGAATTATCTGAGTATCAGTATACACTTGTTGAATGCATGAGCCAGATATATAAAAAAGAAGATTTAGTAAAATTGATGGGAAAGGAAGAAGGAGAAAAGCATTATAAAAAATATACTAAGCAAGAAGTTATTCTTATGTGTGGAAAAGGTAGTGGTAAAGATCATACTTCTACCATTGGTTGTGCTTATATTGTCTATAAACTTTTATGTCTCAAAGATCCATCGAGGTATTTTGGGAAACCATCGAATGATGCGATAGATTTAATTAACGTTGCTGTTAACGCAGAGCAAGCAAAGAACGTATTTTTTAAAGGCTTTAAGTCAAAGATTGAAAACTCTCCTTGGTTTGCTGGAAAATATGAAGCGAAAGTTAATAATATAGAATTCAATAAAGCCATTACAGTATACTCTGGACATTCTGAAAGAGAATCTGCAGAAGGTTTAAACTTAATGCTTGCAGTACTAGATGAGATTTCTGCTTTTGCAATGGAAGGTTCTGGTGGTAATGAACAAGGAAAGACTGCAGACAATATGTATAAAGCGTTTAGAGGATCTGTAGACTCTCGCTTTCCAGACTTTGGTAAAGTAATTCTTTTATCATTTCCTAGATACAAAGGTGATTTTATTTCTCAAAGATATGAGGCAGTTATTGCAGATAAAGATACTGTAACAAGGCAGCATGAGTTTGTTGTTAATCCAGAGTTACCAGAAGACGATGTTAAAAATAAATTTTCTATAGAGTGGGAAGAAGATCATATAGAGTCGTATAAACTTCCTGGAATATTTGCATTACGTAGACCAACATGGGAGATGAACCCAACAAGAAAGATAGAAGATTTTAAAAAAGCATTCTTTGATGATCCGCAAGATGCTTTGATGCGTTTTGCTTGTATGGCTAGTGTATCTTCAGATGCATTTTTTAAGTCAAGGGAAAAGATAGAGTCGAGCCTGTCTAGAAGAAACCCAATAGATTCTGCTAAAAGAATAGATGAAACTTTTGTTGCAGATCCTAATACAGTTTACTATGTTCACGCTGACCTTGCACAAAAGCATGACAAGTGTGCAGTATCTATTGCTCACGTAGATAAGTGGGTAAGTGTTAAATCATTTAATGACTATGAACAGGTCGTTCCTTTAGTTGTAGTAGATGCTATTGTATGGTGGGAGCCACACAAAGAAGGCCCTGTAGATTTAAGTGAAGTAAAGAATTGGATTATTAATTTAAGAAGACTTGGATTTAATCTAGGTTTGGTTTCTTTTGATCGTTGGCAGTCTTTTGATATTCAACAAGAGTTAAAGCAAGTGGGAATTAGAACTGAAACATTGTCTGTTGCTAAAAAGCATTATGAAGATCTTGCTATGTTAATTTATGAAGAAAGACTTGTTGCTCCTCATATCGATGTGTTAAAGGATGAACTTTTAGAATTAAGAATTGTTGGAAATCGTGTAGACCATCCTAGAAAAAAATCTAAAGATTTAGCAGACGCAATGTGTGGATCTGTGTATAATGCAATTGCAAACACAAGAAGAGAAAAGGTTCAAGAGATTGAAGTTCATACTTGGAAAACAACTAAAGCAGATAGACATGAGCCAGAGGCAAAGAAAGAAAAGCCAGAAATAACTCCAGACATCAAAGATTATTTAGAGACTTATAGGTTAATATAATGGATGAGTTCGAAGAAGTTCCAGGGTTTATGGAGTTTTTACTAGAGCATGGCCTCATAGAAATTTATGGGGTAGATCCAATTACTGAAGATATTACTTATACTATGACTGATAAATGTAGAGAAGTTATGCCAGAACTATTTGAAGAGCATATGAAGCATATTAATCAAATAGCCTTTGACCTATGGGAAAAAGGGTATATAGAAATGAATTTTGATGAAGAAGGTACCCCTCTTGTAATGTTAAAACCATTAGACTATGAAAAAGACATATTTCCTCTTATAAACTATGATGAGGTAAACTTTCTTCAAAACATGCTTACTAGACGTAATAGATAGTGATATAATTATTCTATGCCCTATGATATTGTAAGAGGAAAGTCTGATTGTAAAAGCGGTTTTGCCGTTGTCGGACCAGATGGAACTGTTCGTGGATGCCATTCAACTAGAGAAGAAGCAGTTAATCAGCAACGTGCACTTTATGCTGCAGAATCAAATGCTAAAAAAGCATTAGGAAAAGCATTATTAACCGATTTTTATAAAGACAACCATGGAACAATGACTAATGAAAATGTTCCAAATAGACAACCACATTCAATTGAAGAATGTGATGATAAAGAAAATTGTCCAGATCACATGGACAAGCAAGCCCCTTGTTGGGATGGATACGTTCAAAGAGGCATGAAGCCAGGAGCAAATGGTCAACCAGTTCCAAACTGTGTTCCAGTTGCAAAATGTTGTCCAGATATGTTATTTCCATTTGTGAAGGGATTTTAAATGATTAAAGAAGAAATGTGGGAAGGAAAGCCACTATACGATGAATTGTCAAACGAAGAAAGAGCATTAGCAGATGCTTTATTAGCCCTGTCAGAAAAAGTTGGACCATTAGACAAAGCAAGAGGAGTTTGGGTTGGCTATGTAGATGGTGCAAATAATGAAAATAATTCTATAGGAGTAAACTGTGGAAATTGTGCATTACATAAATCATCAGTTGCTTGTGCAATATTGGATATGCCAATTGAAGAAGCAGGTGCTTGTAGATTTGCAGTAATTCCAGATGGATATGTTAATGCCCCAAATGATGGGGAAGAAAACATGATGAATGACGACATGTCAAAAGCAAATTCAGTTCGTGTTGGACAAATGGTATCTTGGAATTCAAGTGGCGGAAGAGCAGAAGGAAAAGTAATTAGAGTTGTTAGAAATGGAAAAATAAAAGTTCCAGATAGTTCATTTGAAATTACAGGAACACCAGATAATCCAGCAGTAGCAATTAGACTATATCGTGATGGAAAACCTACAGATATTACTGTTGGACACAAAATGAAAACTTTAACTGTTAAAAAATTTACAGAAGATATTGATTTAGAAAAAGCAAGTTTAGATGATTTAGATTTAAAGCCTACAGAATCAATGGCAAATAACGCACGCAGAGGGTTAGAATTAAGACGTAAGTTTGGCAGAGGTGGTACAGCAGTTGGTGTTGCTCGTGCTAGAGACTTGGCTAACAGAGCAGAATTAAGTCCAGACACAGTATTAAGAATGTATTCTTTCTTTTCTCGTCATGAAGTAGACAAACAAGGAAAAGATTGGAACAATGCAGAAAGACCATCTAATGGAAAAATTGCTTGGCTTCTTTGGGGTGGAGATTCAGGGTACTCATGGGCTACATCAAAAAGAAATGCAATTATGAGAATAAGATCTCAAAAGTCTAATGATCCTATTT